AATCCCCGCGCCCATCTTCCCGAAGAAATCCTGATCCTGCATGGGTTTGAGAATATCTCGGTATTGTTGCATTGCCCCTTCGGGCAGATACCAGTTTCCGTCGGTGTGTTGAATTGCTTGTTGGCTCAGTTCTGGAGTTGCGTATTGTCCTTGTGGACCATCCCACTTTGAAAACATCCTCCCATCAGAGCCCAACATAGAAGCGCCCTTGTTGAATACCGAAGAATCATAAAGTTGTCCACCAACGTCAAGCCAACCACTTACATTATCATCATAGCCCCATTGTTTTCTGGGATCGCTTAATGTGATGCTGGGAGTAGCTTGTTGTTGGGGGGCAGCTTGCTGCGCTGCATTCCACTGCGCAAGGGAGGCTAGAAAGTTTGGATCGTTTGCAAATCCGGGTGCGGGCATCATAATTAAATTACCTGATAGGTGAAGTGAAAATAGTAGGTCTCAACCCCAGCCGCGCCTTCTGTAAATTCCAGCACAGCGCGATCGTTTGCTGTATCTGCATATACAATCCCCCCAAGTCCGGGAGAATTTGAGTGCAGCCCTGCTAAATCTTCTGTGGCCCCAAAGTTAGAAGCCACTGGTAGACTAATTCCGAGTCTAGTTTGTGTCGTTGATGCGGTAGTATCTATTTCTACTTTTCCTGAGACTGTAACTGTTGCACCAACTCTGAGATATTGAGCTTGGAAAGCTGTGCTTGAGTCGATGTTGGTTGTGTTTGTAAGGGTCGGAGTGTAGGTTCCCGCTGCGAGCGTGGGTATTGCCGTAAGCGTTGCATCAATTGAACTGAACTTATCTCTAACGGCATTTTTAGTAGGGACATCTGTATTTGCATTCCATGTAGTTTCGTCATAGGCAACATCACTTGCGACGGGGATAACAAGAGATTCAAATTTATCCCTTACTGTATTCTTTGTAGGAACATCTGTGTTAGAGTTCCACGTTCCAGCATCATAAGCTACGTCGGATGCTACCGGAATCACTAATGATTCGATCTTGTCCCTGACAGCATTCTTAGTCGGAACAGTGAGATCTGAATTCCATCCTGTCGCGTCGTAAGCTTCTTCTGATACAGACACAGTGCCAAAGCTCGGGCTATCCCCATTTGCAATGGCCCCGAGATTCGTTCTAGCTCCAGCGGCAGTAGTGCTTCCTGTGCCGCCGTTTGCAACGGCCACAGTTCCCACAATAGCAGTTCCCGCCGTTTGGGGGGAATCTTGCCATTCCATCCAAATTAAACTATCTTGGGGAAAACCAAAAGGGGGTTGTCTACCAGCCATTAGGAATCACAAATACTATAGTCTAATTCTAAAGCTTCAATTCGACATGGAGTATTTGTAGCGTTAGTAAAAACAAACGCTCTCCGTCGTGATTGTCCGCACTGAGTTAGGTATGCCCTGTTCTGAGACATATCCACATTCCTCACTGAGGAATACGTTCCATAGTCATCATCTGTCCATGACACTCCCACAGTGGTAGTGGATGCTTGTTTGTCCCCAATTAGCTTTATTTTGTGGTAACGTTTACGTTTCTCGGTATCAAAGTCAATCAAGGACGTTCTAGCGGTTGCGGTGTAGGCAACTCCGTTGTCCTGCCAAACAGGAGTGTCAGTATTCCACTCATATATTTTTCCGGCTGTCGATACTACAGACAGGGAGTAAACTTTAGCATCGGCCTCTGCCGACGCAGCAATCTTAGACCAAAGAGCTGTAGTGCTAGACATCTCGACCCAGATGTCATAGTCTATAACATATACAAACGACAAGGTTCCCATGTTCGCAAGTAGGAGGTCCATACCCCAAATTCTTGCGGATGTGAGGGTTACATTGCTTGGTTCCACCACTTCGATAAGTTGGTCCACAGGTTGGGTGGAAATCTTATCGACTGCATACTTTTCAATCTTATAGATGCCGGCACCGCCTGCTCTACTGGTGCCAACAAAGAAAATTTTATCTCGGTGCTGGTGGATGGTTGGTCCAAAGCCGCCAGTTGCGACTGCGCCGATATTGGCCACAACCATTTCCCTGCGCCGGAGAGGACTTGGAGAATCTCCCTCATTTGTAAAGAACTCAATAGATGAGGACAAGAAGGCCACGATAGAGTCATGGTGCCGAGCAATTCCTACACCTAGACCAGTATAATAGGTGGGGCCAATGAAAGAGGTAGAGGTCCATGCTGTTATGCTGTTGAGATCGCTATTCCAGATTCTTCCTGTTCTATCCATGATGAACAGATATCCGTCCATCGTCACGAAGTCGCCGATGAGGGATTGTCCGGCGTTTCCGGGGAAATCAACATCAGAGATCTTGGTCAATGTTCCAGAAAACGGGTAATACCACGCCTCATGATTAGACGAGGGCATCACCACTGTGGCGGTTCCTGTATAATCAACCTCAGTGAAACTTCTTACAAAGCCGGTAATCGTTCCGAGGTTCCCTGCTCCGATATAGACTGTGGAGTTCGTTGCACCAAAGGCGCTTATTAGTTGATTTCCGCTGACTGTCTCAAACAGATGGATTGCCGTTCCAACGTTTCCAGCAGCGGGAGTAATAAAAGACTCAAATCCCGGACGTTTGACCAAGTAGTAGGTTTCTTTCCCCGTGATCGAGTTCTTCAACTTAACGGGAAAGAAGTTTTGGAATCTTTGATCTTTGTCAACCAATGCCCCGGCAGTTGATTGTCGGGTATTGTGTGTCCCGATCAGAGGCACTCTAACAGATTCAAAGATCTGAGGCTTACGTCCGGCTTGTGCCATTAGTTAGTTTGGGGCTCCACATAAAGGGAGCCTTCCTCCGTGGAAAAGAGAAGGGCTTCACGATGAAGCTTCTCAGCTTCTTGCAGCCACACTTTACGTTCTTCGAGCGGCACACCATGCTGAGGGGCCAGTGCCCACGACAGCATCCACACCAAAGCTAGATACCAACTTTGAGGAAAATCTGGCTCATCGGCAGTGGCGTCGAAATCATCGAAGGGTCGCTGATAATTGATATACATGGTTCTATCACTAATACTGGTTGTATCAGGTACAGGCCAAATTGTGATAACTCCGTTGGCATTCGCTGCCCCTCGTTCGTCGTAGAATAGCCTGATAGGTATTCCGGTAGTGCTTTTATTGCTGAGTTGTTCATATTCCTGTCTTGTGATTACTTCCACTGGCATGTCAGTGCTATCCGACGTAAGTCTAGTGAAGGCACTGTAGATCTTGAGAGGCCGGTTCACATTCACTGTGGCACCAGCCCCAACGTTATATGTGGCTGTGGCCGTAAGAGCGAAGCTAGTTTGCTTGATTGCCCATAGGGGCATCCCGTCATTTTGCCAGTGTTTTGTGATCCCGTTCAAGATAAACGCAGCGTTGGTGTATTGATCTGATGAGGGAGTTTCCCCAATACCAATTGCATTTACATTTAAGAGAGCAAACTTGATTATTTCATCTCTAGTTGTAGCGAAGTTGGATGATCCACTCGTTGCCATTACCGGCCCCTACGACGACCCATTGCTCTGGGATTACTAACGCTATCCTTCATGGAACGATCACTATTACGTGCATAGCTGGAATTCTTACGCTTTGGCACCACATTAAGATTGCTACGGGAGTTGCCTCCTCCTTTAGATAGGGGCTTAACATGGTTGACATCCTTTCCGTCTCCCTTCTTAACCAGTCCCTCTCGCATAAGTTCTCGTCTAGCAGCATTCCGCTTAGCACGTTGCTTACGCCGTTCTGGCGACTCATTCGCATACTCTTGTTGGTAGTTTCTTGCCATTATACTTTCCAAACCCTTGCTCTAAGTGTTCCGGACGCTAGGTCAACCGCACCCGTTGTTTCGTTTTGGAAGCGCACGCTAACTGTGTCAGCGGCACTCACCCATGCATTTACAGTAATCCCCGCCAAAGCAACACTTAAGGCAGCCTCGGCAAAGTCCCCAAGAGCGGCTCCTGTCACTGTGACTGTAGTAGTTTCTCCCGCACCATCGGCCAAGTTTGCAGCATTGAAGGTAGCAGAGCCCGTAAGGGGAACTGTATATTGTATTTTTCCACCACTGGTAATCTTAGTCAGATCAAAATTGCTAAAGCCAAGGGACACAGAAGTTGCGGCAGAGGCATGGAGTTCTACTGTTGGTCCTCCATAGGTCACTGATACTTCCTTACGGAAGCTATCAATCCTCACACGTGTAGCACTGTTGTCCACAAGCACGAAGGGCACTGTAATCGCAGCCCCAATCGTGTCATTTCTAGCAATACACCCAATGAGTTGAATATCTTCCCCACCACGAATCCAGTAGGAATATCCGCCTTCTGCGTTAGGTGCACGATCAATGGGAGCTTCCACCCCACAGCCGTTAAGCACCGCATTATTAGCATCATTGAGCTTGAAGCCCGCACCAGCCTGTTCTGCATAGCAAGCATTGAACACAATAGTGGTCGGGCCGAACCCTGTCGGGTTGTTAACATAGAAGCCTATGACCGTATTTTTTGTGTTGCAGGAGTCGAATGTATGGCTGTCTCCACCGTCCACCCAAATTCCCGCAAAGCCGCAATCGGTGCATCGAACATTTTCATAGTTTACAGTGAATCCGGTTCCAATATAAATCCCCGTGTCGTTCATGGCAGACACAGTAACGTCCTGAAGCCGAATATTGGTAATGATCTCATTGGAACTGACGTGAAGATCAATCCCCTTATTACTAGAACCAACAGCAAAGCCCGGACCCGTAATGCTGAGAGATTCGATGGTGATGTAGTCGGTGTCTATTCCAAGAAATACCGCTCCTGCATAATTGGACTTAGAGAAAATAGTATTGGTTCGTCCAACCCCCACAATGCGATGCCCATCACGAAGAGTTAGATCATCAGTTACTTTATAGGTGCCAGCCGGCACTAGAATCGACAGACTGTTGTCTAGAGCCCTTTGTAGGGCCACTGTGTCATCGGTTGAGCCGTTACCTGTTGCTCCATACCATTTAACATTGTGGGGTTCCCCAAAGGTCAACCTGCGCCAGCGCCCGCTGCCGCTATCCGGAGCTACAATGGTTCCCACATTGTCAGAAGCACTAGATGTGCTATCGTAGACAAAAATACCTTCGCCTCCGTCAAAAGCCTCGGAGTATCCACGTAACCATGTGACACTGGCGCCATCAGACACAACAAGCGCCCGTAGGGCTGTCATATTCGCAGCCGTATAGGTCGCTTTGTTTGCTGCATTTAGCCAAGCACTTGTTACTGTCGTGCCTGACACAAAAGTTATGTCAGCCATTAGTCTGGAAGTAATCCTGAGTTAACATTACCAACTCTCATACAATCTGCTGTTCCCCAATCTGATTGGGCCAACATCGTAGTCGATGTGCAGGCCGTTGTCCCCGTTTCAATATAGTCTACGTCAATGTCTATTCCATCTGGCTCAGGTCGAGTCCATGGGGGCGACTTCTCGGTGCGTGGTATCCTTATCATGTCCTGTGGATGTCGAGGTTCCCAATCCTCACGACAGACCTTTAGTCCATCCCATCGATCTTTCAACTGTGATGCATGGAACACTAGGCCACATACATCACATGTCGCTAACCAATCCCCAAACCTAAGCCATGTTCTAGCCACGTTGGCGCTTCCTTTTAACCCTAAGGTATTTCCGATTCCTTCGTGAGGAAAGGAAGGAAGAAGTGCTTACAATGGGTCCGGGAGATCCGGGCTCTCCGCCCCCACCACCATCCCCACCAACACCAGTGAAGAAAAAGAAGAAATGTGTCGTAATCATTTATCCAATTCCCAAAAGAGGCATGTTCCTGCCGCCTGTTCCTGAAGTCAGATCCCCAATAGACCAAGCATCAATGGTGGCTGCTCCACCATCTTCCAGAATCCGAAATCCCCCACGAGTGCCTGTGGCAAAGGTAGTATCGGTGGTCTGGATGAGTTGGACAGAGTTGCTGTAGCCAGTCAGTGTGCTGCCGGAAATTTCAAATCGAATAACATGCCCAACTGTGGGAGTAGTGGTAAGATCATCTACTCCATCAATTGGGTATTCGGTTTCTGTTCCAGCTTCCCACTTTGCAAAAGCCCATTGGTAAGAAGCAGTATCATATTGAAGAACCCCAAAGTGATACCCACTGTCCGCCCCACTTTGGTATCTGCCCATGGAGAACGTTCCGCCCAAGTTTCCAATGGCAGCAAGGGTAAACTGCACATATAGATCAGAAGTAGAAACATCATGTTCGGCTCTAGCGCGACACTCATCAAACCCAGAGGTAGTAACCATGTCGCACTGATTACTTACGATCTCTGCCCCTGTGCCCGCTACCTTAGTCCATGTTAAATCTGGCCCAAGGGTTGCACTGTTTGCCGTGTTAAAACTTTCAGAATATGTAGTTTCGTGGGGAACACGCCCTTCTTTTGGAAGATGGTCCGGAATAAAGAAATCTTCTGGATTGCTGATCCCCATCTGCTTCCCAACAAAGTCAAGATATTTGCGATGGAATTCCTCATCAACTCCCTTTGGACCAATTAGA